TGTGAATGGTCTGCATCATTTGCCAAAGCTTGCTCAATACGACATCCTTATAAATATGGTTAGACCCAAGAAACGACAGTTTCATAAGTGGGCTAAAACAACGGTCAGTGAAGACTTAGATCTCGTATGTGAAGTTTATAAATGTAACCGAACAGTAGGAAACGAGTATCTATCTTTATTGAGCGCCGAACAATTAGAATCGCTGAAAAAACAGCGACACAAAGGTGGAACATAAGGATGAATATCGTTGATGATCTTGTAGAGGTTACTCTGCCATCTCAAGATTCTTTCTTGAAAGTGAAGGAAACACTCACACGCATTGGTGTTGCTTCGAAGAAAGATAAAATCTTGTATCAGTCTTGCCATATACTTCATAAGCAGGGCAAGTATTATATCGTACATTTTAAAGAACTCTTTATACTTGACGGTAAAGCTAACACTTTATCTGAAGAAGACGCTGGACGCAGGAACACTATCGTAAATCTTCTTGAAGAATGGGGATTGGTGAAGGCAGTAAGTCCGGAAAAAGTCCAAGATCCTGTAGCTGCCTTATCACAGATCAAAGTACTTCCTCATAAAGAAAAAGATGAGTGGTCACTTGTAGCAAAATACAGTATTGGTAAAAGAAAATAATTGACATTTTGAGTCAGTTGGTATATAAATAAGGGTGGGATGCCGCTATGGGTCCCACCCTTATCCTTGCTAATTGGAGGCATTAATGACTAATCAATACGACCCATTTTCTATTGGCTTTGACAAGTTTTTCGATAGATTCAAAGAACTTCAGACTCAAACAGCTAAAGCAATTACTTACCCACCATACAACATCAAGAAAAAAGGCGATAACACTTATGTTATCGAAATGGCAGTTGCTGGTTTTGGTAAGCACGATATTGAGATTACACTCGATAAAAACACTTTGAAGATTGATGGTCACGTTAAGCGTGATGCTGATGACGAAAAGAACTATCTCTTCAAAGGAATCGCCGAGCGCCCATTTAGTCGCGCTTTCACTCTTGCAGACACGGTTGAAATCAAAAACGCTGAGCTTATCAATGGTATGCTTCGTGTCTGGCTTGACAACATTCTTCCAGAAAAGAAACCACGCAAGGTAAATATCACTGAGCCGAGCGAACCAAGCCAAGGTTCTTACGGCTACCTTAGCGAATAATACAAAATAAAAGACTAAATCTTAGGGGACTTCGGTCCCCTAAGTAGTTGACACCTCGTGTACGATGGTGTATAGTGGTACTAATTACATCATAGGAGTTTGAATGTCTTCTTTCTACACCTCGGTCCATCGTATGGGTGGCAGTATTCTATATCGTGGTTATACTGACAACGGCACACGAATTCACGAGAAAGTAAAGTTTTCGCCTACGTTCTTCGTTAACACCACTGCTGATCGCTGGAAGAGTGGCTGGACTGCGCTCGATGGCACTCGAGTTGAACCGATTAAATTCGGGTCGATCAACGACGCAAAAGAGTTTATCGACACAAATGGCGATGTCGATAACTTTAAGGTCTATGGCAACAATAACTACGTTGCACAGTTCATTAATGAAAAATTTCCAGGAGACATTAAGGCAGACCTTCGTCATATCGCTATTGGTAACATCGATATTGAAGTCAAGTCTGATGATGGTTTCCCTTATCCAGAACAAGCAGCGTATCCTGTTACTTCTATCGCCATGAAGAACAGCAAGAGCTCAATCTACCATGTATGGGGATTGAAGCACTATGACGCAGATAAGTGTAAGACTGTGCCAGAAGGTTGCATGGTTCGATACGTTAAGTGTGATAACGAAGGTGAGCTTCTCATGAAGTTCCTGACGTATTGGGAAGAACATTATCCAGACGTTATCACTGGTTGGAACGTACGGCTATTCGACATTCCGTATCTCATCAATCGCATCAAGCGTATTCTCAACGAGGACTGGGCAAAGAAGCTCTCGCCTTGGGGTATCGTGAACTATCGCCAGATTGGTGTGAAGGGTAAGTCTCTTGACGCTTACGAGATCTACGGTGTTCAACAACTCGACTATATGGATTTGTTCCAAAAGTTTGGCTATGTTTATGGTCCTCAAGAATCATATTCGCTTAATCATATCTGTCACGTGATTCTTGGTGAACGCAAGCTATCTTATGAAGAGTATGGTTCTCTGCATAACCTGTATGAACAAGACCATCAGATGTTTATTGACTATAACATTCGAGACGTCGTCCTTGTCGATAAACTCGAAGAACAAACCGGTCTTCTTGCTCTTGCCTTGATTATCGCGTACAAAGGTGGGGTGAACTATCCTGATACGCTTGGAACCACCGCAATCTGGGACTCGATCATTTATCGCTACCTCAGCGAAAAGAAGATTGCTATTCCACCATCGACAGAAAAGCATCGCCCAGAGTATCCCGGCGGTTATGTGAAAGATCCTCAGGTTGGTCGTCACGAGTGGGTAGTATCATTTGACTTGAACTCTCTATATCCGATGACGATTGTTCAATACAACATGTCGCCTGAGACTATCGTTGAGAACGCTTCATATGGTATGCCATGTGATGTAGACTTCTACCTGAAAGGTGTTGAGCTACCACAAGAGATCCGAGACATGAACGTAGCGGTTGCTGCAAACGGTGCGATGTTCAGAAAGGATAAGCAAGGATTCCTTCCGGAGATCATTGAGAGCTATTACGCTGAACGTAAAGCAACAAAGAAGAAAATGCTTGGTGTAAAGCAGAAGTATGAAGAGACTCATGCCGATGATCTTAAGCGTGAGATGAACCAGCTTGACAATACACAACAAGCAATTAAAATTCTTATGAACTCACTTTATGGTGCTCTCGGGAATAAATACTTCAGGTACTTTGATATTCGTATTGCAGAAGGTATCACTCTCTCTGGCCAGTTGTCCATTCGCTGGGCTGAAAAGCATATGAACTTTGCGATGAACAAGATCATGAACACCACTGCGATTGATTATGTTCTCTATATGGACACCGACTCTCTGTATCTCAACATGGCTCCTCTTGTTAAACAAGTAAAACCTGCAGATCCAGTAGCATTCCTCGATAAAGCATGTGACCAAAGGTTCGAAAAGGTTCTCGAGAATGCTTATGGTATTCTCTTTGAACAGCAGAACGCCTTTAAGAACACCATGGTGATGAAGCGAGAAGCTATCGCTGATGCCGGCATCTGGACTGCAAAGAAGCGGTATATCCTTAACGTTCATAACTCAGAAGGTGTGCAATACGCAGAGCCTAAACTCAAGATCATGGGCATCGAAGCTGTGAAGTCTTCAACTCCTGCGATTGTTCGTGGTAAGTTCAAAGAAGCCTATCAGATCATGTTGAGTGGAACTGAAGGCGATCTTCAAAAGTTTGTGTCTGACTTCTACGAGGTGTTCAAAGGTCTTGCTCCGGAAGACGTTAGCTTCCCTCGTGGTGTGAGTGAGATCGGCAAGTGGCGAGATGGAGGTGCGCTCGTCAAGAGTGGTTGCCCTATTCATGTTCGCGGTGCTATCGTTTACAATCATCATGTGCAATCGTTGAAACTTCGCGACGATGAGATCAAAGATGGTAACAAAGTAAAGTTCTGTTATCTGAAGACACCTAATCCTATCGGGTCTAACGTAATCGCGTTTCCGCAGTTCTTGCCAAAAGAACTTGAAGCTCATCGTTACATTGACTACGATACACAATTTAACAAAACATTCAAGGAACCTTTGAAGCTCGTATCTGACGCTATCAAATGGGAACTTGAGTATCGCAACACATTGGAGAGTTTCTTTGCCTAAAACAATCAAAGACTTTGACGATGACTTTGGTTTCTCTATGGTTGACACCGAAGAGATCTTGAGTTATAATCAACCTGAGATTAACACTCTTTCGACTGAGAACGAAGACCTTCGTCTCAGACTCGAGAAGATGTACAAAGCTATTGATAAACTGCTTACAAATCTATCAAAAAATCCAGACCAAGAATTAATTAAATGGCCGAACAGACTTGAGCGAATCACAGAGTTTCGTCTCAAGCTGGAACGCATTCGTAAAGGAGAAGAATAATGTCGTTAATGGATAAATTGCTAAAGGCGTCTACGGTCAAAATGACCGCGCCTTTGCTCGACTCAAAGGTATTTGGTAAGAAGGAAATGATTCCAACGCAAGTTCCTATGGTGAACGTGGCGTTGTCTGGTAGTGTTGATGGTGGTCTTTTGCCGGGTCTCACGATGCTTGCTGGACCTTCGAAACACTTTAAGTCAGCTTTCGCTTTGCTTATGGCTGCAGCATATCAAAAGAAGTATAGCGATGCTATCATTCTCTTCTATGACTCGGAGTTTGGTACGCCTCAGGCATACTTCGAAGCGTTTGACATCGATATGACTCGAGTCATTCACACACCTATCACGAACGTTGAAGAACTGAAGTTTGATATTGTTCAGCAACTTGAAGCGATCGAGAAGAAAGATCACGTCATTATCGTTGTTGACTCGATCGGTAACCTTGCTTCGAAGAAAGAAGTCGATGATGCTGCTGATGGTAAGTCTGTTGCAGACATGTCTCGTGCAAAGCAACTGAAGTCAGTATTCCGTATCGTCACTCCGCACCTAAACCTGAAAGACATTCCAATGATTGTGGTTAACCACATCTACATGGAACAGGGTCTGTATCCTAAGGCAATCGTCTCGGGTGGTACGGGTATCTACCTTTCGGCTGACAATATCTGGATTCTTGGTCGCCAGCAAGAAAAAGAAGGCACCGAGATCAAGGGCTATCACTTTGTGATTAACATCGAGAAATCTCGTCATGTTCGTGAGAAGTCAAAGATTCCGATCACTGTTACCTTTGATGGTGGTATCTCTAAGTGGTCCGGACTCATGGACGTTGCTGAAGAAGGTGGATACCTTCGGAAGCCAAAGGTCGGTTGGTATGAAGCGGTTGATCCTGAAACGGGTGAAGTGCTGTCGGATAAGCTTCTTCGTGCAAAAGAAATCGCTGACAACGGCGTATTCTGGAAGATGATGTTTGACAAAACCGGGTTCGCGGATTATATTAAGAACAGATATACCGTAGCGACTCGTACTCTCATCAATGACGATGAAGTGCCGGTTGATATTGACGACGAAGATCTTGAAGACTAATAGAACTATAACTGGTGGCAGATTCGCTGCCACCAGTCCAATTGATATGAGGTATGTATGATCGAACAAACAATCTTAGCAGGTATGATTCATAATGAAGGTTATGTAAGAACGGTCTTGCCTTTTCTTAAAGATGAGTATTTTGAAGATCAAAACGAAAAGTTCATCTATACTACGATCAAGTCTTACATCGATGAATATAATGGATTGCCTACTCTCGCAGCTTTAAAGATTGCGATTGATGCATCAAATTCATTGAACGAAGAACGGTACAAACAAGTCAATACAACTCTTGATTCGTTGACTTACGATGAAAAGACTGACATGACTTGGTTGGTCAATACTACTGAAAAGTTCTGCCAAGACAAAGCAATCTATAATGCAGTTCGACAATCAATCCTTGTTCTCGATGGTAAGATTAAAGATCTTGATAAAGGTGCAATCCCAGAACTATTGAGTGATGCCCTTGGTGTAAGTTTTGACACGAACGTTGGTCACGACTTTCTTGAGAACGCAGATGATCGTTTCGACTTTTACCACCGAGTAGAAGAGAAGCTTGAGTTTGATCTTGAGTACTTCAATAAGATCACAAAAGGCGGTCTAAGCAAGAAGTCTCTGTCTGTCGCGCTTGCAGGCACAGGCGTGGGTAAGACCCTATTCATGACACATTGTGCGGCTGCATCGTTGTCTGCAGGTAAAAATGTTCTTTACATCACCATGGAAATGGCTGAAGAACGAATCGCTGAACGTATTGACGCTAATCTTCTTGATGTAACTCTTGATGATCT